ATGCAAAAAACAACATCCACACCCGTCATCGAAAAAGGCGGTTTCAGCTTCAGCTTCCTCCAGCCCGACAAACCCGACACGCGCAACATGCTCGATCTGCTGTGCGTGGCACTCAGCAAGATGGCAGAGCCGAACGATCCTGTGATCGTCGAGGCATGGCGCGCACTCGAACGCCAGTTCCAGTCGGGCAGTAAAGACGGGTATGCGAAGGGGTACATCGCGGGCCTCGCACACGCCGATGCGCTGCTGTTGGCTGACGCCGAAATCAAACAAATCAGCAAAAGGAGCCAGCGATGAGCCGCCCCAAGCACACCATCGAAAGCCTGTTAAAAGAAGTTGAGCGACTGCGTAATCGCAACGATTGGTTGTCGGAGAAGCTCGCAGAGGCCGAGAAATTACTTGGGCGAAAAGCCCCGGTCATCTGTCTCTACCGCCAGGGGCATCCGTTGCGCATCTTCAACACGCCATCAGGGCCGGTGGTGCTGGCTGATGACCTCATTGCCTTGGTACCTGATGCGCCGCCACCACAAATGCGGAATGGCAAAACCTACTCCGTCGCGGTCCAGCGATTGCGAATGATGGGGCTGGGTGATCGTGAGGCGGTCGGGGTGCTGCGCACCGAGTTGTCCGAGCCGCTCGGTATCACAGATCGCGGCCTTTCTGAGTCCCTCGGCATTTCGACCAAAGCACACTGGATCGGCGTGGTGACTCCCCTCGGCATCGAGACGCTGAGTGGCCGCGCGCCTGACCTCTGTGCGTGGCTCCTCAGCGAATTGCCGAAGGCAGTCAAACAGCTTCCGAGTTGTTAAAGATCATCTGCCGCGTACGTGGCAGGGGGCCTAGTCCTGGCTCGCTGGTCTCATCAGCGGGTTAAGGGGCCGTCGCGGTGCTCCAACACCTCGGCGGTCGCCCCCTTCTTTTCAGTGCTTTAATGCCTCCATTAACAGTGGGTTTTGCCCTGTGCCCGCTTGCGCAGGTCCAGCGGATTCAGCAGGTGCCGGCAGAAAGCCGCCGCCCATCGCTCGTGCCTCGATCCGACGGGCGCGTTGTTGATCCACCACTTGAGCGTGCCGGTGAACAGCGGCGCCTTCGGAATGCTCTGGAACATCACCAGGCTCAGCTCAATGTTGACCAGCACATCGATTAACAGCCCGAACGGGCGGACGACATAGCGGGCGAACCCGCGCACGTAAGGGTGCAGCTGGTCCTCGACATAGGCCAGCAGCATCAACGCGGCGTACAGAAGCCAGGCGAAGGGCGGCAGCAGGATCAGGAAGGCGATGACGACGGCGGCGATTGTCATGGCTTCGGGATCTCCGCCCGCACCGCATCACGCAGCAGCATCAGTTGCTGCAGCTTCTGCGACCTGCCGCCCGCGTGTTCGATCAGCGCCTCGGCAATGGCCTCCATCGTGACGCCGGCCGCAACGTAGGCTTCGCGCCTGCGTTCGGCGTAGCCAGGCAGCGCATCAGGGTTGTGCGCCTCAAGAACTGTCTCGGCCGTTGCCTGAATTTCGGCGGGCACGTCTGTGAAGATGAGTTTTCCGTCATCAGTCCACGCGATGCCCTCCGTGCTGATGCCGGCGGCCAGCAGCTCACTGGCGAAGGTTTTTCCGATACGTGCCATTTGAATCTCCGATCAGGTTTTGATTTCGGTGAATGACCAGACCATGTCTCGACATCCCGCCGCACCCGAGGCATTGTTTGTTGCGCCCCGCATCTGGAAAGCGCGGGAAGTCAGCACGGAATTAGAAACTATTGCCCGCACAACGCCCGGAGCGTAGGCTCCGGAACCCCCCGCGCCGCTTAGGGAATTTAAGGTGTATACAGAGCCGACAGCCGCCGCCCCTGTGACGTCATAAAGCTGGAACGACCCTGTCGCATTTACCGACGCGACCGGTTCAACCGAAGCTCTAAATGAGACCTCGATCAAAATCTTACTGGCAGCATTCTTCGGCGTGATCGACCTGTTGCCCGCGTTCATGTTCGTCAGGCTGGTAGATGTCGTCGTGGTGCCGGCATCCGTGTCCGTCACGACTTGCAGCACATCGCCCGCGACCGGCGTATTCGCCACCACAAAACCGATCGTCCGGAACAGCGTCCCGTCGCACACCAGCCGCCCTTGAGCGGGGCCAACAATGACCTTGGTCGCGCTCCCGTCCACCGTCTCCGTGCTGTTCGGGTCAATGGTCAGCGTCGCGCCGCTATCGACGATGAAATCAACGTACCAGTTACCCCCAAGCGTCGCCGCAGCGACCAGCGTCTGCGTATAGGTGGCCGTGACATTGATCGTGTCGCCGTGATTTTCCAGCCCGAGGATGGTGTTGGCGCTGCGAGTCAGAAACGCGCCCCGAATCAGGTTCTGGTTGGTGAGGGGCACGACATTGGTGCCGTCGCACTCGACCGCCGCACGCTTGCCCTGCTTGATCATCACCCCGGTGCCGGATGCCGTTTTTACGGTCAAGGTGAAGGCGCCCGAAGTATTGTTGTGGATCGTCCAGCCCCACTTCGTGTCATCGACAATGACCTCGATGCTCCCGGTCAGCGCGCCGGTCAGGATCAGCTGCTTGCACCGTTGCTCCAACGCAGTGAGCGTCACGTTCGAGCTGCCGGCCACCGATTTCGAGACCTGCCGTTGATCGGTCAACCACGCCGGCCATCCGCACTTGATCTTGACGTTGGCGTTGTTCCAGTTCACCGCCGCGCCGCCGTTGCTGCTTTTCACCACATGCGTACGCTGAGCGCGGCCGGGGCCGGCAACGTAGGTATAAAGCCCGGCTTCCCAGTTGATGTCGTCGGTGACGAACAGCGGCGCATAGTTGCCGGCCCCGATCACGGACAGCGGCTGCTTGCCTGTGGGGGCGCCGGCCAGCGTGTATTCGCCGGTGCCGGTGATGTTCGCGGTCTCGTGAATCCGCTCGTCGATGACCATTTGTGGCATTAGAGGGCCTCTTTAACAGTGAATTTCTGCCGGAAAATCCGGGCGTTCTGATGGATCAGCGGCTCGGCCGCGGTCAGCTTCCCGAACACCGACTGCTCGTTGAGCCAAGTGCCGCCGCCGAGGCTGTCGTGCACGGCGACGATGTCGCGCACCACGCCCGCGGCGCGCGCGGCGGCGAAGGCGTTCCCGTACATCTCCGCCTCGTCCATCCAGTTCAGGCTGAACTGGAGCTGCCGGCGCAGCGGTTTCTCGTCGGCATAGGCCTGGCCGCCCCATGACTCGATGACATCCGAGGGATCGATGGGCATTACCTGCCAGCCGTATTCCTGGTTGCTGCTCGGCTTCCAGCGCGGGCCGAGGAACAGGCGGCCGACCTGCAGGTTGTCGGCCACCGTGCTGTCCTCGATGTCGATGCGCCAGTAGCGCGCCGTCGCGCCGTCGAGGTCGTGGTAGCTCTGGCCGTAGCCGGCCTTTGCCGTCGCCGCCAGCGTGCCGCTGTCAAGCAGCAGGCTCGAGGTGGCCGTGGGGTCCGCGTTCGACGCCCGCACGCGGATCTCCGCGGCCGCGGTCAGGTTCGTGCCCAGCAGGGCCAGCAGCCGACAGTCCACGGCCGCGCCCATGTCCAGCAGCAGACTGGCCGACTTCACGCCCGCCGCCGTGTGCCAGGCGCGCGAGACATGCGCCTGCTGCACATTCGATCCCGGCAGCGTAGCCAGTTCGGAGCTGGCCGACAGCAGCGCCGAGTCAGCGCGGTTGATCCATCCGATCAGCATGTCAGCCTGCTCCGGTTCACGCGTTCGCTTGTCACACAATCACCCGCAGTTCGGTGCGGCCCATCTGCACCGTCTGTCCCACCACGCGCGCCGGCCGACCGAAGCGCAGACCGTGCCGCGGATGGGTCAGCAGGACCGACCGGCCGAAATCAGCCACCAGGCCCTGGGCCATCGTGGCCACGCGCAGCCGCGCGCGCGGCGTGCCCCACAGGGCGAACAATCGTTCGGCTTCGGCCTCCGCGTCCGCGGCGTCAACAAAGGGCGACTGCACCGGGCCGTATTCCCGCGCGAGAAGGTGGCGGCTCTGCACCGCGGCGTTCTCCGCGCGGGCGACGCGCCATTGCTCCACGGCAAAGGCGCGATCGGCATCCGCCGCGAGGGCCGCGATGTCGCTCTGCACGGTGTGGTTCAAGCGCCAGCCGACCGACACGGACCAGGCCACCGGCTCCAGCGCGGGAGGCAGCGGCTCGCGGTCGACCCGCTCGATCGCGCTCTCGTCGAGCGCCAGCACCGGCGCGTCCGCCGCCGGCTCCGACAGGCGCCCGACGGTGAACACGCCTTGCCGGGAGAATCCCGCGAAGCAGCCGGCGCCGCCGAGAAGCGCGTCGAGCACGTCCGCGGCCGTGCGTTCCTCCGCGCCGACGAACAGGCCCACCGGCGCTTCGATCAGCGCGTTCAGGTTGGCAAAGGCCGTCGTGTCGATCTCGCTGGTGTAGAACTTGACGGCGAGAATGCGCTGGGCGATGACGGCGAGCCGTTCGCTGTAACCGGCGGTCGGCGCGTCTCCCTCCACATCGCAGGTCGGCTCACCGTCGGGCATGGCGCCGAGCTGCACCGTGCCGGTGGCGGTGTCGACCGTGTATTCCCCGGGCGCCGGCGCGCTGCCGACCTTCGTCAGCGCCACGCCGCGGTCGCGGAAGGCCGGCACATCCTGAATCGCGCCGTCGTGCACCTGATAGATCAGGTTGAAGGCGTCCACCAGCACCGGCGCCACGTTGTAGGCGCGCCCCCAGCACAGAGGCTTCGGCTTGCCCTTCAGATCCGCGCCGCCCTCAAGGCCGCCCGTGCCGAGGTAGCGGTTGACCTGAACCGGCAGCTCGAGCCGCGCCATGCCGTCGGAAAACCGCAGCTGCAGCGCGAGGTCGCTGACCGTGACCGAGGCCACCACACCGCTGAACAGGAGTCCGAAGTCGGCATATGCCGCATCGCGGTCGCCCACCAGAATGCGCGCAGCGCGCCCGTCAAGCGCGTAGTCCTCCGGCAACGTGTCGAGATCTCCGTCGGCGTTGACCAGGCTCAGCTCCGCGAACACGCGGGCGATGCCGCCGATGCCGTCGCGGCCGGCGATGTCGCGCTCGACCGTGAAGGTGCTGATGCGGCCGTCGAAGTGCACGCTCGCCGGCGTGTCGCTGCCATGCGAGGTATAGCCGCTGGTCGACCAGCGCAGTGTGCGCACGCCGGCCAAGTTGCCGGATTCGTCGTCACTGAACCCGGTCTCGCCGAAGGCGGATTCGGAGAACGCGCCGGAGAGGGAATCCGCCGGCGCCAGCGGCAGCGCATCGATCTCGAGCAGCCATTCCCGCGGCGCGCTGACGCGGTCGAGAAAGGCCAGAAACGCGGAGTTGTCGGCCTCAGCATGTTCGCTGACGCTGAACGACTCTTCGCTGAAGCCGTCGACGCTGAAGCTCATAAGCCCTCCGGCGGAGGACGGCGCAGCGTATTCAGTGCGTCCACCATTGCCTTGAAGCCGCGCTTAAGCTCCGCAATCTGGCCATGAGAGGCCCGCACGATCGATGCGTCGACGTCCTGCAGAAGTCCGGCCTGGATCGTCCGCATCCGGGCGAGCACTTCCTTGTCCGCATTCGCGGCCGTGGCGCGCATCCATGCGAAAACCCGGTCCTCCGCATTCATGCCGCCATCCTCCGCACGTCGCCGCGCAGCGCGTCCAGCGCATCGACCATCGCCTTGAAGCCGCGTTTAAGCTCCGCGATCTGGTCCTGAGAGGCCTGCAGGATCGACACGTCGATGTCCTGCAGCATCTCGGTCTGGATCTGCTGCTGTCTGGCCAGCAGGTCATTCAGCTGCCGGTTGCCCTCCTGGAACAGCGCCTGGAATGCGGGCCCGGAGGCGCCGACCTCGCGTCCCAGCGTGAGCGCCTGCTGGAGCTGCGAACCGTAGCTGCTGACGGCCGTCAGATCGCCGGCGAGGCCGCGGTTGTAGGTGTCGGTCAGCAGCGAGCGCGCGGTGGACAGGCGGTCGATCGGCGAGACGTATTCCGACATCGCCAGCGCGTTGCGGGTGCCTTCGAGGCTGGTGATGCCGAGCGCGCCGGGCAGGTTACGTACGGCGCCGGTGAGCTGGGCCTGGGCCTGCTCCTGCATCATGATCATGCGCGTGAGGGTCTGGGTGGCAGATTCGCCGGCCTGGGCGAAGTCGGACAGATTCGGCACCACGGTCCGCACCAGTTGATCGGAGAGCTGCCCGAGACTTTCCTGGAAGCCCGCCACCGCGCCCTCGATCGTGGGGCCGACCATGTCGCCGCCTGCCTTGAAGCTGAACGGAATCTGCGAGGTCCACAACGCGCTGGTGTCGCGGCCCAGCCGGGTGCCGAGGGTGTCGATTTCCTTGTACAGATCCCGAATCGACCCCTGAATGACGGAGGCCAAGTCGTAGTTGAAGCTCCAGCGATCACCCTTCTGCGAGTTCGCCGTCGCGCTCGACACATAGCCGCCTTGCGCGTTCGCCACCGCGCTGACATCCGCGCTGGTGAAGTAGGCCGGGGTTTTCTTGCTTCCGCCGAACAGGCCGCCCACCACGCTACCGATCGCGCCGCCGATCGGCCCGCCGAACATCGTGCCCAGCGTACCCAGCGCCGCGCTGCCGACCGCACCCTTGACGTTGCCGGCCAGCAGGTTCATCACGCCGCCCATCACCGGCGCGCCGAAGCCGAAGTTGCCGATGTCGGCTATGAACTGCGAGCCCATGCTCACGCCGGCGTTCTGGAACATGGCGTTCGGGATACCGGCCAGCGCGGAGAGGCCGTCGCCGCTGAACAGGCTGCCGAGGTTGCCCAAGCCGCCGAGACCCTGGCCAATGCCGCCGCCGATGCCGCCGCCCATGATGTGCGAGCTGGCGCCGGCTGTGCCGGGCAGAATTGCGCCCAGCGCGCCGCCGACCGCCGAGGTGATCGGCGACACCAGGAACTTCACCACCGGCTGCAGGATGGTGGTCTTGGCCATGTTCTTCATCGAGTCCCAGAAATTCCGGGCAAACGACTTGCCGCCCTCGAAGCCGCGGAAGATCGAATCGGTCAGCCCGCGCGCCAGGTCATCGTTGAACCGCGTCTGCTCAGCCTTTGCGTCCTCGAGCGCCTTCTTGCGGGCCTGTGCCTGCCCGCGCTGGTCGAGCAGGCCGCTGATGCGCTCTCGCTCGATGCGTTCCATTTCATACGACCGCGCCAAGGCTTCCCCATCAAGGCCGATGCGTGCCTTGATGAATTTGTTTTCCAGTTCCCGCAGCGCTATTACCTTCTCGCGCTGTGCTTCGCTGGCGCCCATCATGTCAATTTCGAGTTGAAGCCCCTGCGCTTGCAGACTGATGGATTCGTTCAGGCCGGCGATAGTGGCGGCCGACGCCTTGCGCTTCGCTTCTTCGCGGTCATAGGCCGCAACGCTCTGGTCCAGCTCGGCGCGAAGCCTTTTTCGTTCGTCGATCTCGCCGGCGAGGGAGAGAGCGGCCGCGACTTCGGCCTCACTGAACTTCTGCACGCCCGACGTGACCTGCCGCATCACCTTGTCGAACACCGTCGCCTCTCCGGCGGCCTGCTGCAGTTGCTCCGTCAGCGACATGACCAGCTGCGCGCCGGCGCTCGATTCCTTGGCGCCTTTCTTGGCGTACTTCGCCTGTATTTTCGCAACGCCGGCATCCGTCTCCGCCGCCGTCAGACCCGCATTGCCCGCCAGCGCGCGGAATTTCCGGACCTCATCCGCCAGCTTGTCGTTGTCGGATTTGAAGGCCCCGAGGAACGTCGTCACCTGCTCGCGGGCGGCGTCGCGCGCCTTGCGCTCCTCACCCAGGCGCATGGCGTAACGCTCACCGGCGCCGTCGGCACCGGCCAAGGCCGCTTCGTTTGCCTGTCGATTGCGCATCCGCGTGGTGACAATCCCAGGCGTTGAGAAAAGAATATCGAGCCTATCGAGCCAGTTGTCCGCCTCGACCGCATCCTTTACGGTTTTCAGCTGCAGCTTGATGTTGTTCAATACGCGCTGCGCCGAGCCGCCGACAGCGTCAGTTTTGCCAATGGCCTCCAGCAAATCTCCCCAGACGTTCTTAAGATCGGAAGTCTGCTTGTTAATTCCGGAATGCATCGACTCCGCGACGCGATCCAGCCCCTGAGACTTCATCACCTGCAGGATCGTCGTGACCGCCTCGGCGTGGCGGCCGGTTTCGACCATCTCGGTGATCATGGCCTTTTGAGTCTCGTTGAAACTCACACCCGAGCGGGTCAGCGCGGTCAGCCCCTGTTCCGGGTTTTCCAGCGCCTTGCCCAGCTGCAGCGTCGCCGATTGCAGATCGGAGCCCATGACGGCGGAGATGTTGGCTGCCACCTCCAGCGCCTCGGAGAAACTTTCGCGGCGCACCTGCCGGAACGTCAGCAGGGTGGCCATCGACTTCTTCACCGTCTCGTCGTCGATGCCCAGGCGGTCCTGGAACTTGCCGGCCATCTTGTCCAGCTCGGCGCCGGTGAAGCCCGCCGTGTAGCCGGTACCGCGCAGCACGGCCTCGAGTCTGAGCTGCGCCTGTTCCGCCTCGGCAGCCGCGGTAATTGAACTTTTCAGGCCCGCCACAAACGCGACCGTCAGTGCCGTGCCCGCAGCTGCGGCCGCCACGCGGATCCGGCCCAACATCGCGGTTTTCTTGTCGTAGGCGTCGATCGAGGCGATGGACGCCTGCACCGACTGGCGCTGCGCATCGGTCAGCTTGTGCTGCGCCGCCTCGTAGGCCATGACCTGGCTGCGGGACATGCCCAGGGTGTCGGCCTGGCGCCGCAGGGTGTCGGTGTATTGCTGGGCCGCGCGGCGCGACTCGTCGTTGCTGCGCTTGGCCGTTTCGCCCAGCTTGCGCAGCGCCTCCGAGCCCTTGTCCGCGGCCGCCTGCAGCTCCTGCTGGCCGCCCGAAGTAAACCGCAGTCCGACAGTGACGGTCACGGTTTCGCGTTCAGCACGGCCAGCGCCGCGCGCTCCATCGCCTGCAGATCATCGAACATCCGGCGGCGGTCCGCGGGCTTCCTCACGCCGCGAAGCTCCAGCGCCGCGCGCACGCCGGGGTAGTCCAGGCCGAGGTACCCGCCCATCGGCCCGACACGCCACTGCGTTTGCAGCGCGAGAAATGTTTCGACCGTTTCAGCATTGTCCGACCACACCTCATAAACCGCCTCTTGCTCCCTGTCGCCCAGCGCCGCCTCGATCTGCTCGTCGCTGCAGCCCATCTGCCGCATGTCCTCGGCGGCTTCATCCTTCCCGCCGCGCGTGCCGGTATAGATCCCGGCCCAGTGCCGCGCGGCGTCCGTCAGTTTTTTCTTGCGGCCGCCTTGCCGTGGTGCAATTCGAGGTAGGCATTCACGAAAGCTTTCTGGACATAGGCGATGTCCATCAGCGCCGCCAGGGCGTCGGGCGAGAACTCGATGTCGTTGCCGGCTTCGTCCTTGAACTCGCCGGGCTTCCAGCCTTTCACGGTGCGGAACATCAGGTCCCGGTCGAAGCCGCCAGCCTTGTAGATCTCGTCCTGCTCGGGCTGCGGCAGATCCTCGAATTCCACATTCACCCTGCGCTCGGCGATCCCGCCGCCGTCCTGCGGCTGCGGAATCAGGACCGGCCAGACTACCCGGCGTTCCTTGATGACTTTGAACATGCGTTAAGCCCTTCTAAAAAAGCGGTGGGCCGCGCCTCTCGGCCGCCCACCAAAACACCACTTTGTGTTTTCGGCGTTGCCCATCATCAACGCCTCATTGGTGTGGTGACCTGGTTACTGGGTCGAGAACACGGCTTCGTCGTTGCCGGCCGCGGTCGGCTTGAATCCCAGATCAAAACTGACGGTCGGCGTGCCGTCCGCTTCGCCGTAGCTCGGGTTGGTCAGCTGCACCTGGCCGGCGGCGACGATGAACTTGTTGCCCACCGCGGTGCCGTGCGTCAGCGCCAGAGCGCCTGCGGTCTCGGCATTGACGATGGTGAAGTAGTCCTTGAGCGTGACCGTCGGCAGGTCAATGGTCACGCTGCCGCGCATCTTGCGGTCAATGAAGCGGATCGACTCGCTGTTCGGCAGGTTGACGTACTGCATCACGTTGCCGAGATTGATCGTCAGGCTGCGCAGGAAGGCCGCATAACCGTGCAGGCTAAACGTGGTATTCGCCTTGTTCATCGCCAGCGGCTTCTGCCATGCGGAGAGCGTCGGCGCGGTCGGGAAAGTGATGTCCGAGATCCCGCCGTAGAGGCCGACAAAGGTGAACCGCGCCATCGGGACGCCGCCGGCGCTGAAGTTCAGCTCGGCGTTGCCGCGCACACCGGTCATCTTGTGGCACACGCCGTCCCAGTGGAACCACATCGTCAGGGATTCCTCGCCGGTGGTGACCTGCTCGTAGTCCACAGGCCCGGTGGTCGGCGTGATGGTCTGCGCGTGCGCACAGCCGCGGAGCAGCACGCCGAACGGCGCGGCAGTATCCACTGCACCGGCGCCGGCCAGTTCGACGTCGAACTGCATGGACATGGTCTTGCCGACGATGAGCTGGTCGCTGGTGCCGAAGTGCGGCAGCGCCGGATCGCGCTCCACATACTGCGGCTGGATCGGCACCGCGCTGAAGTTGTGCACCAGCATGGCGTCGGAGCCGACAACCGGTGCGGCGTCGGTGCCGTAGACCGACTCGATCTTGGCCAGGATAACTTTGCGTTTCGCTTTCATGCGTCACTCCCGCTGGTGGTTTTCTTCGCTGCCTTGGCTTTGGCATCGGTGTCGTCTGCGGCGCCTTTGACGGCGCTCGCGGCCGCCTGTTTGGCGACCTCGGCCGCAGGTACGCGCTTGCCGTCGATCTTCACGTAGCTGCCGCCGACGCCTTTGAACTTGTCTTCGTTCATCTCATACGCTCCTGATCTGTGTCCCGGTGACATAGTTGTCCTGCCACCAGATCGTGTAATCGTTCATCCCGAGCAGCCGGCCGTCGACGTACTCGCAGGGGTCGAAGTCCGAGGCCGGAGCCCAGCCCAGCAGCGCGGTCATCACCGAAGTCCGAAGGCTGGTCAGAGAATCGGCGGCCGCATCGCCGCGCGGATCCCTGAAGTTCTGCTGCGCCATCACCACGCCGAAGGTGATGCGGTTGTCCTGCGCCACCACCAGGGTGCCGGTCCTGTTCGGCGCGGCGCGATTGCTGGCCTCGATCACAAACGCCGCCGGCACCTGGCGCAGATCCGCCTGGGCGGCGGCGAACTCGGCGGATCCGGCCACCTTGCGCAGCGCGGTGACCTGCGCCTGGAGCCGTGCCACCACGAGCTGACGGTCGAGCAGCACGATCGGCATCAGAAATCACTCAGGCTTTCCCGCGTGAACACGCGATCGGGGGCGGAATACTGCGGGCCGCCGGAGGCGCCGGGCGCAGTGTTTTCGGCATCGACACCGATCGTGATCTCGCCGCTGACCACGCCCTTGAGGAACTTCACCGCGTTGTTGTAGCGGTCCTTGACCTGGTCCGTGGCCCGGTCGTCATAGAGGAAATACCGGGCCATGTCGCAGGCCAGGCGTTCCAGGACGCCCGGCACAGGATCGAGCGGCAGCGTGAACTTGGCCGCCAGGTAACCGTTGATTTCTGCGTCAGCATCGGCCAGCGCACGGTCCATGACCGCGGCGACGATCGCGTTCGTCGCCGGCGTGCCGCGATCGGTCAGCTCGATCAGCTCGCGCTGGCCGAAGCGGTCGATCATGTTCTGCTGCGTGGCGTAGGTCATGGATGCCGTTTATTTTTTCTTGGCTTCCGCTTCGGCCTTGGCTTCCGCTTCGGCCTTGGCTTCCGCTTCGGCCTTGGCCTTAGCTTCCGCTTCGGCCTTGGCCTTAGCTTCCGCTTCGGCCTCTTTCTTCGACAATTTCGCCGTTTCGACCGACAGTTCGCCGTTGGCCAGCAGCGATTCTGCTTCTTCCTCGGGCATGTCGACGACAGCGCCGATCTCGCGGCGCTTGCCCTTGAACTTGATGGGGGACTGGACGGTGAATTTCATTCGATGCCTCCGGGTGTGAGTTGCGGTGCGCTCATCAAAGCCCCGCCCGTGGGCGGGGCTTCAATCAGACCACCGTCGATCAGGCGACTGCCGCGCTGATCAGGTAGCCGGCGGACGCACCGGCGATGACCGGCGCGTTCTCGTCGGTGACCGGGTAGACCCAGCTCTTTGCCGGACGGTCCTGGTAGGGCGACTCGACCACCGGATGGCCGCGCAGCTGGTAGGTGTAGCCGTAGCTCGGCAGGCCCATGTCGGCAATCGAGCCGATCTCGGTGTAAGCCACCACCACGAATTTCCCCCAGACATCGACCATCGCGGTGCCGCCGGCGTTTTCGTAGACCGCGTCGCCCACCATCACGCGCTGGACGCCGAACATCACTGCCAGGAGCTCTGCGGTTGCGGCATCGCGGCCGGTGTATTTGATGCGGTCCAGCACCTTCGGATGGTTGCGCAGTCTGGAGAACACCGCGGCACCCATCACGATGGTGTTCGGGCGGCGACCGATCTGGGCGCGCACGGCGTCCTTGGCGACTTCGATGTCGTCGGCCGGGTCTGAGGTGCCGCTGTAATCACTCCACTGATCGGTGCCGGCCAGCGTGATCTTGTTCGAGGCGCCGTAGTTGGCTGCGTTGGTGGCCAGGTCAGCCTGGGCCTTTTCCTTGCGCAGCGCGATGATGTTCTGCGTCTTCATCACCGCGACGCGGGCCATGTCGATGCTGGGCACCTGGTTGGCGTCCTGCATGATCTCGAACGGGACCACACCTTCCAGCGCGTGCTGTTCCAGGGCGAAGGAAGCACCGCTGTGGCCGAATGTCACCCGCTTGGTGTTGGCGCCCGGCGTGCGGATCGTCGAATACAGCCGGAAGTCTTCCTTGCCGAAGGTGACGACCTTGCCGCCACGCTGATCCACGGGGACCGCGGGGAACAGCGCATCGCCGACGAAGTCCGCGTTCTTGTAGCCTTGCGCGGCGGTGGTCAGCACCGGGTCGATGATGCGGGCCGCGGCCGGCGTCATGTTGGCCAGCAGTGCGCCGCCGGCGACTTCCGGCGAGGGGTGGATGACGCCGAGCGCGAGCAGCGCCACGACGACAAGGGAGATCGCCAGAGCGATCATCAGGTGTTGCCGGTAAGTCAGTTTCATGTGCAATTCTCCTGGGTGGTTCGGGTGAGTTGCCGGCGCGTGCAGCCTCCGGCCGTAGTTGATTCGTTGGCGCTTACGCGGCGTTCGGGATCAGCAGGACCTCCAAGAATTCGCCCGCGGCGCCTGCGGCTTCGAGGGCCACGGCAACCTTGGGGCCTGACGTCGCCCAGGTCACCGCACGCCCGGAGGCGTCGGTTTCGATCGTGGCGCCCTTGGCGATCGCGGCGCCGGCTTCGACGATCGCGGTGCCCAGTGCGTCAACGGTGATCTTGTCGCCGGAGACGCCGGCTACGCGAGAGACGCCGAGCGTGTTGACGTCGGCGCCGGCCTGTGCGCCGGCGGGCGTAACGAAGCGGTTGGCAGCAACAGTGCCCGTGAGGGTCACCGGGAGAGCGAGGATCGGGGTGGCTTGACGGCTCATTTGAAATGCTCCTGTGTGCGGGTGGATTCGGCTTTTAAAACCGTGATGCTTGAGTTACGGGACCTGATTACTTCTGGACCGCGGTGATCGCGGCCTCGTAAGTGGTACCGGGATGCGCGCCCTGATAGGCCAGCGCCTTGTTGTGCAGCTCGAGACGCGCCGGATCGACGGCGTAGCCGGGCGGCGCGGCGAAACTCACGGTACCGGCCGGCTCGTCATCAGCCGCCGAACGCTCCTTGAAGTCCACCTGCTTCGGCAGGGCCTCCAGGAAACCGCGCAGCCAGGCGTCGGCGGGCTCGGACTTTTTCGCGTCTCCCTCGCCGAACTCGATCACGCCGGCCTCGTCCGGACCGGCCATGTAGGCCACCAGTCCGTCCTGGTCGCGCGGCAGCACCTTGCCTGCCGTCACGAGGGCGGCGACAAACTCCTTGATCTCCTTGACACGCGCAGCGGCCTCAGCGGCCTTGAGGGCGTTTTCACGTTCCGCGAACTCGGCGGTCTTCCGGGCCAGAGCTTCCTGGTCGGCCTTCAGTTTCGCGGCGGCGGCTTGCTGTTCCTGGGTCAACATGACGGTCTCCTGGTGCGCTGTGGAATGAGTCCCCTCGGGGGGTTCGCTGTAGGCGGCGCCGACGGTGTTGCCCTCCGGCGCTGATTCGATGTCATCGATGAGATAGCCGGGCATGACGCGGTCGGCTTCTTCGATGGTGTTCTTGCTGATGATCCACTCGCGCAGTCCGCGCAGCAGCGCGCCAAGGGAGCGGAAGCGCCACGGCGCGACGTCGACGAACTCGACCACGCCGGCCTCGCTGTCGGCGAAGCTGGCCGACTTGAGGCCCTTCACCGCGGGCGCCGCCGCGCCAAGAAAACCGACGTGGCGCAGATAAAGCTGGCCGGGCGTCGGGTTGTTCGGCGAGTCGGGCAGGTAGAAGCTCGGCGAGATTTTCTTGAAGCGGCCGGCGTTGACCATCTCCGCGAACTGCGGCTCGACCTGGTCGGGATCGACCACGAGCGCGCGCTCGGTGTCGGAATAGCTGATCGCCTTCGCCCAGCCGAAGGCCGGATCGTCCATCTTCGGATGGCCGATGACCAGCGGCGCCTCGTGCTTCGCGGGGTCGTAGGCCGCGGCGCAGGCGCGCAGCATGTCCTCGGTGAAGTCGATGACGATGCCTTTGACATCGGTGTGCTTTCCGGGTTTGAATATTTGAAGTTTCTTCACGGTGCCCAGTCTCCTGCAGTCGTTGGTAATCGTCTTTTAACGCCGGTTAAAAACTCAGCTCAGCCCCAGCGGCCGCTGATCACGCCCTCGACCGCGTCCACAACGTCCTCCTCCCAGTCACGCGGCAGTCCGTCGAGCGGCAGCATTTCCCGCGCCGGTATCGTCACTTCGCGCGCGAACACCGGCGCGCCGTTCACCATGAAGCGCAGCCGGCTCTTCGGGTCGTTTCTCTTCGGCCGGATAGTTGCCCCGTACTGATGCGTCGGCGCATAGGGCTTGTTGGTCCCGATCTCCACGCCGTCGGCATCGACCTGGTAGTCGAAGCTGTCCATGAGGCCGCCGGCACTGCTGTTGCGCAGCGGCTGGCCAGAGCGCCATTTCAGCGGCGCCCAGGGCCTGCCGTAGGGATCGGTGCTGTTGTGGAAGCCGAGCTGCACCTTGGTTTTCATGACACGGCCGATCGCCTCGAAAGCGTCGCGCGGATCCCGCCCCAGCTCCGCGAGCCGGCCGAGCGCGGCCAGCGCTTCGTCGCTGTTGATTTCGACGATCGGGTACGTCATCGCGGCGCCTTGAACGGTGCCATGCCGGCGTTGCGGAACAGTGGATCGGCGGCCTCGAGCTTCTCGCGTGCCAGGTCAAGCGCCCCGGCACGTCCGGCCGCGCCGGGCGCATAGCCCCAGCCGGGGTCCACACCCACCGGCACCTGCAGGACTTCGCCGCTGCGCGGATTGGTCCATTCCCGCGTTTCCACCGGCGGTGACTCATCCGGGCCGTCTCGGCCCATGCGCTGCAGATCGCGGTCGGAGAGCTGGATCACGGTGCAGCGGCAATTCCAGCCGTTCGGCGGCGTGTGCGTCTTCCACCAGGGATCGTCGGCGCGCAGGATTCTGCCGTGCCAGGCGCGATGCGCTTCGCGGGTGCGGTTGTCCAGCACCGCCGAATACATGACATAGGGCGCGCTGCGCGCGTTGGCCTCGATGCGCTTCCAGTGGCCGGCGGAATAGGACGTCCGCAGGTTGGTGTCGTAGATCGTTTTCAGCCGGCGCGCGCTACCGAGCTGCGCTTCGACCACTTCCCCGGTCAGCGGGTCCGGCACCTCCTGCCGGCCCCACCATCCGCGGTTGATGAGCGTGGGCATCAGCTCGTCGATGAAGCGCTGCCGCGTCCAGCCCTCCGCGATCGCGCGGTCGACGTAATCCTTCACGTCGGAGAGCAGGTCGAGGTCCAGCATCTTGGCGACCGTGAAGGCGCGGTCGTGCTCCTCGTGCAGCATGTCCTGCCAGGCAAACGAGGCCGCGAGGCCCTTGCCGCGGAAGAACTCGACCGCCTTTTCAGGCGCGAGGCTAAAGCTGGCGGCGATCGCCATCGGCGGTGAGCCCCATCAGTTGCGCGGTGAAGCCGGCGCGCTCCAGCGATTCCACGACCGCGGCCGGCGGCGGCCCCTTGAAGATCTCGCCCAGACGCTCGCGGAAGGTTTCCAGGTCACCGGAACTCTCGGCATAAGCCAGCAGCTCATCGACACGGGCGCGCAGCAGCTTCTCGTAGTCGCCGGCGAATTGCTCCGCCGCGCCGGCCAGCGCGAGTTGCTCGGCCGTCGCCGCGGCGACCGCGGGCGGCGGTTCGGCGAATTCGGGATCCGGCGGCGCGGCCGTGGCACCGGGCGGTTTCGGCGCGGCCTTCTTGCGCCAGCGGCCGCCATAGGTTTCGTTGATCTGTTCGATCGACTCCGGCTCGTAGCCCATTTCGTGCAGCTTGCTGTCGACCTCGGCGCGTTTGGCCAGATCTTCGCCCTCGTCGATCTGTCGGTAAACGCGCGGCGGCTCAGCGCCGGGGAAATTCCATTCTGTCAGCCAGCGCACCGGGCCGTTGTTGAAGGACTCACACACCAGGTCGGCGTCCGACTTCACCAGATCCTGGCGCACGTCCATCTGCACGTCGGCCTTGTATTGCCCGCCGGCCGCCTCACTGGTAAGCGTCTGTCCCAGCACCACCTTTGCGATCGCGGCATCCATGCGGTCGTAGAGCTCGGTGTAGTCGGCCGTGCCGGAACGCGCCGCCTCGATCAGTTCGATGGCCATGCCTTCCGGCACGATCACGCCGGCGTCGGTGCTGATCGCCTGCAGCGCATTGAGCAGGCGCGTCTTCTCCTCGGCAGTCGCGCTGCCGGGATAGCTGCCCTTGGCGGTCGGCGTGCCGAACTTCTCCAGGAAGATCAGCCAGAACTTGATGCCGTTCCTTTTGAAGAACACCGGCCAGTAGAGCCAATGCGCCAGACCGAGGCCATAAGGCTCGTCGTCATGATCGGCGCCGGTGCAGAAATGCCAGAACTTCCGCTCCGGCAACAGCTCGCCGGGACTCGGCTGTGCCATCGTCAGCAGGCGCAGCTGCATCGCGCCGTCGAAGCCGAAGCGCCGCCGGTTGCGGACCTTGATCGCGTCGATGGTGATGTAGCGGCTGTCGCGGCCCCACAGCACTTCGGCCACCGCATAACCGTAAAACACGCCATACAGCATTGCGTTGGTGACCGCGTCCCAGCGGATGCGCTTGAGCTGCTCGCGCAGGAACTCGGCCGCGGCCTTGTCGATCGCGCGCTTGCCGCCGGGCTCGACCTCCCAGGGCTTCGCCACCACCGCGAGCCGGCGCTGCCCGAAGGTTGAGGCCACCTGCGTGTCGCGCAGCACCTCCTGGTAGATCTGGTAATTGCCCGCGCCGCGCGCGAGAAGCACCGAGTCCTGCGGTGCGAGCTGCTGGAACGGCGAGACATAGCCGCGCGTGATATCGCGGCCATCGCGTGTCGTGGCCACTTCGCCGCTCTCGGGACGTTTGCTCGCGGCTTCCGCGAAGCTGACCGGCACCACCATGCCGGACTTGAGTTGAACGTAATCCGTCATACAAAACCTCCGAAGTCATTGCCGCCGCGCACGGCGCCGAAGCCCTGGTCGTGGTCGACCGCGCGGATCTGGTGGCCGTCGATCGAAGCGCCCAGGCGGCGCGCTCCCGTTGACTGAAACTCGATCGGTACCGCCTCGCAGTGCGTCGCCGCCCAGGCCAGCACGCGCGCGATCACGCGGTCGCCGTGGCGCTGCTCGCCGTCGCTTCCCTTGTCGGTGCCGGCATCCATCGTCGGGTAGCCGTTCTTCAGCACCACGCGGCGGTGGTCGGCGATCTCGTCTTCGTCGCGCGGCAGCTCGAAGCTGCGGCCCTCGAGCGCGCCCTTGTAGGACGGAAAGTGCTCCGCATACCAGGTCGGCGTCGCCATCACGCACTCGACGCGCGCCACGCCGAATTTCTGCAGCGCGGTCTCCGCCAGCTGCTGGCCGTTGCCGCGCGCGTCGTACTTCGCGTGGTGGAACAGCGGCAGGTTGGCCAGCAGCCACAGGTTGATTTTTTCCTGCACGTCGAACGGGATGCGGCGCAGCTCAACGGTGAGCGTCGCGCGCCAGCGGCGCGGCGCGATCTCCTGGGCGACGCCCTCGATCGACAAGTCGCCGCTGCGGCCGAAGTCACGGCCCAGCACCGAACGCACGTTCGGCAGCGCATCCACCGCAGGCTTCAACACATCGGCGATCCAGCGGTCGGTCTCGGCCAGCCGGTTGGGGTTGAGCATCCACTCCGGCGGCTTCGCCCAGCGGATCACCACGCACTCGTCGGACTGGCAATGCTCGACCAGGGTGCGCGGCAAGTAGACGCCGCCGCCCATCGCCGGGATGCAGTCCAGCTCCTCGGCCGCGCCGTCGCCGTATTTGGTGCGGATACTCGTGCGCCAGGCATCGCGGCTGTCGAATTTGAAGCGCGGGCCGTTGATCAGCTTGACGCGCTCGTAGAGCCCGGCATCGAGCGCATCGTCGAAGGTGGTTTTAAAAAGCCGGTATGGCAGCTTGCCGGCGCGGATGTCCTTGCACAGCAGGTTGAACGGGTTGTCTTCCCCGTTGTGCGAACTCAAGATGCGCACGCGGCCGCCCCAGATCAGCATGGCCATCGCCGCCTTGAGCAGGCCGGGCAAATCGTCATGGAACGCCGCCTCGTCGATCGTGACCTTGCCCTGCTTGCCGCGGATCGACCGCGGCCGGGAGGACAGCGCCAGCACCTTGAAGCCGCTGGCGAACTCGATCCGGAACGCCTTGATCTTGCGGATCTCGCCGTTCTCGTCGGTATCCTCGAACATGGTCTCGCCGAGCGCCGCGACCGCCTGGCTGAAGTGCTTGGCCCACATCGCGCAGTCGTCGATGTATTCGCGGGTCATGTCCTCGCTGTAACCGATGTACAGCGAATCCATGCC